TCAACTGCACCTGTTCCTGTTACTAAATAATTCTCATCTAATCTGAATCTTTTAGACAATAAGAAATCATTCTTAGCCCAATCAATTAATTCTGATATATTAGAAAATTCAACACTAGTAGCAATCAAATTCGGTGAACAAAATTCAGGTGCTAATCCGTTAATATCGTTTCCACCTGCAGTCTTTCCTCTGTAAGTGCCCTCGTAAAATTCAATCATGAATTTAGAAGGATTATTTAAGCCAGACATCATTTGTGCACCATATCCTATTGTAAGCATTCCTGAATTACTACCTCCAGCGAATGAAGTAATAGTTATAAAAGGAACAGTTCCGAATGGCGTTGTAAGAACTACATCTGTTCCATTTAAAGAATCTCCTGAATTCGTTGGGGCTGTAATCGTTACTACGTTTAATAATACCGTAGCCGTAAATCCATGATTAAGTCCTGCCGCTGTATTAGCATTGACAAGTGCAGCATAATTAGAAGCTAAGTTGTCTACAGTACCTACACCTGTTGATGGCAAAGTTCCTAAACCTAATCCATTCACTGTAACGGTCATTGTTGAGTTCTCTTCTCCAATCGCTGTTACTGTAACATCTACAGTTGAAAGAGTTTCATTCACACCTCCTGAGAATGTTGTCGCTGGAGTGGCAGTAATACTACCAGTAGTTGCTGTTACAATTAAAGGGTCAGTATTTAATAATGCACCAGAACCTGCAGGAGCATTGACAGTCAAAACATCTAAAGCAGAAGTCGCAGTGAATCCGTGAATTCCTGTATTAGAATTAATTAAGGCAGCATATCCAGCCGCATTTAAATCATTCGTTGCTCCTGTCTGAACAGTGTAGTACCCAAAGAAAGCATAAGGCAAACCATTATAAGCTATCCCGATTACATCTCCAGCAGCACCAGGTGTTATAAACGTTAAAGAAGCAGTCGCATCAATACTATCTATCCCGCCAGTCATAGTAGGTGAAGACAAAGTTCCCTGAATAGGCAGTTGCATAGTAGTTAAGACAACAGCGTTGCCAGAAGCACCCGAACCTGTTGGAGCAGTAACAATAACATCTCCACCTTGTAATGCAGCTTGGTATCCAGAAGTTACTGAGTTAATAGCTTCCATGATTTGCTGAGCAAAGTCTGAAGTTGACGTTGATGTGGCAGTAATCAAACCTGTGATGGACGAACCTCCAAGAATTTGAATATCAGCAGTATCTCCTAATAATATTGGACCAACAACAGAAATGGAACACTTAGCTAAAGATTCAGCAACTCTTCCGTTTGCACATTCTCCTTCGTTTAGAGTTAAGAATTTAATTCTACCACCTGCTGTTCCACCACCTGAAAATTGAAATTCAATTTCTCCTGGAGTTGTTTCAGCGGCACGAACCAAGTGAACTGTCTCTGGACCATTAGAAGATACTTGCGGGTTAAACAAGAAATCAGCAATGTCAAAAAGCAAACCTCCACGAACGAAATCTTGGAAATCAGATATGTCTTGAAAAGAATAAACAGAGTTTAACCCTTGTCTATCTTCTCCATCAATTCCTGAACCTCCTCCGAATCCCATACCAGAACCAGTATCAATGATACAAACGTTCCCAGTAGAGAATGTGCTAGGCTTCACTGGTATGCCACTTTTGACCTGAGCGTACACTCCTGGTTCAATAATTTTCTTACCATTAAAATTTACTATTGTAGCCATCCTTTTTTATTTTTTATTAAATGATTTGGATTTAATCTTAGCCAACTTTTCCTCCTTTGTGATTGTAGGCTTAGTTTCCACATCTGATTCTACTTCAGAATCTTTTGTTTGCTCAATTTCGTTTTCATCTTCCAATTCTTCAGGAACAATTACAACGACAGGTTCAATCTTTACGACAGGAACTACCTTTGGCTTGCTCAAAATAGAAGAATCAAAAACAAATTCATTTTTCAATTTATCAACCCATTTTTCTTCCGTCATTTCGGTTGAAGCATAAACTTTAGAAGCAATCACTTTGTCAGTTTGCTTAAAATTATATTTATGCGAAAATTCTTGAATTGTCATATCTACTCATTTTCATTTGATTGAATAATACCTGTTACTGCGAACTCTCTGATAATACGTTTGCTGAAAAAGTCAGGAACATAAACCTCATAAAAGAAACTCAAATTGAATGACCTGTGGAACACATGACTAGGAACTAAATCGGATTGTATTTGAACATCTCGTCCAGCAAATTTAGGCAATCTCAGACCACTCAATTCTAAGTGATAATGCAATGCTATGAAACTAGCCTTTATAAAATTGTAAATCAACAAAACTTCTAAGGTATTTTCAGATGTTATCATAAGATTATAACTAGCATCAAACATCTTATTATATTGAGGTGTATAGTTGTCTACTCCAGGAGAAATTGGTGTCACTACATTCGGCTGATAATTTTCATCTGCTCCTATACCAAAATCTCTTCCTGTTTCTTCTGGAAGTAGAATGTGAACGCACCCCAATCCTGAATTTTCCATATTATAGCCTAGATTCACTTCTATATCTCTTTGTATGAACAATTCTTTCGCTTGTTCAAAATAATCAAATGTCTCCCAACTTAATTTGTTATTATTCTCATCTATACCAAAGAAGTTATGCAGTATTGTTTCAGATTCAGAACTAGCTGAATTGAAATCATCTTTAACTATTTTGAAAATTGATTTGAGAGTATTGTAAATTACAATCTCAGGCATCAACACTGCCGATACATTATTGTCCATATCCTAGATTTTTAAGAATCTTATCAACATTATTTTCAGCAATAGTGTTTACATCAGTTCCACTAACTGCTTTCTGCATTAGATTGTGAGCCTTTATTCCTTTATGAATCCAAGAATTTGGGTCTGAATTTTCACTTACTCTTCTGAATGTTTGATAAGTATTCTGAGTTGATTTTCCATATGCTCCTGTCTTTTTGACCATCCCTGCATAAATGCTGGATTTGTGAGTATATTCAGGAAAATTTATATTGGCCTCAGGAACAACTATTGCGGCTCTACTTTGAGGTATGTCATGCGGGGATGGCACATTTTTTAAAGGTGAGTTAGCAGGTTTGCTTTTCATAATAGAATGAACCTCTTTAGGCATAATACTGCTAAAGGCAGAATTTTCACCTACAATACCAGGAGTTCCAATTCTAAAAGGAATTGTTAAGTACCAAGAAAATGTCACCTTGCCTCCCTTAGAAGTCTTAACAGAATATTTCACCTTGCCACTCTTCTTGAAATTCTCTTTCATATCGAATGGACCAATTCCTTTCTCTATCATATTCGGCAACATGCCATGCAGTATGATAGTCCTAGAGAATTGAGAATTTCTTACTATATCTAAATTATTGATGTACTCATCTCTTGAAGACTTCAATGAATTTGACGCTTCAACTCTCCAATTACGATAAATTTCTGTAGTGATTTCTTCTACAGTCGATTCCACTATGAAATCTGCTGTATTCTTAGGGAAATTGAATTCCTTAATTAAATCATCTATATCAATTTGTATGTTCATCTGTATTGTCAATTAATCTGGATGACTCTTCGTATTTTAAATTGTCGAATAAATAATGTGCTTTTCTAGCAGTTCCATTAATCGGCATGGATTGTAATTCCTCATTTGATGCCGAACACCCTTCTTTTGTTCTTACCTTAGTTATATCTCTGTTCATATCTATAATATGGTAAGTCAGATGATGTCTGTATCGTATAGTTAGTGTTAAATCTTTTTGATTAAGATATTTGTTGTGAAGAATTATTTTTTCATTTTCAATTGTATAGTCTGGAGCAGGTATCCTCTTCAGGGGTGACTTATCATTATCAAACATCATAATTGATTCTATTTCTAATATCTCATATGTGGTAAAGCAAGTCATCTTACCATTATGTTCTCTAGGTCGCAATATCTCGTTGAAATATCCTTCTGCTTCACGAACAATTATCCTATCCATAAAAGCAAGTCTGTCTATCGCTCTTGCGGTAACTTTAGCCATACCAGTAGAAAGTTTAGACCAATCTTGATATTTGACTTCAGCATTGATTCCTTGTATTGCTATTCTAGTGCTGACTCTATCCATGAAAATCCAGCCTGTTCCTATGCAATTATTACAACTAATCAAAGCCTGTCCATTTCCTTTAACTGCACAAGGACATCTTAATGCTTTGTCGATATATACTTCATACCCTTTATCGAATATGAGAGAATTGAAAAATTGCGGTGTAAATCTTACTTGGTGGTCAACTGCTTCAACATTGGTTGTAGAAACAACAGCCTTTTTTCCTGGACCAGACATGTTACATATTTTTGAACATTAAACCTCGATACTCTGCTTTTAATTCAAGCCATTCATTGTTGAACTCTTCTGTGTATTGTTTAATACGTCCTGCAAATGCTCCTCCTTGACCTTTTGTGGTAGAATAAGTTTGACTAATACCATCAATTGATATTGATGAATTGCCTATACCTGCTCCGAATATTAAATCTCCAGCTATTGCTAATAAAGGAATTGCAGCTGCCTTACCTAGAGCAGATATCAACTCCATAGGTATATTGTCCCAACCTGTGCAATAATTTACTCTCCAATAGTTAGGTATGAAATCAGTTCCAAAAAACCCCATGTGAGGTGTTATTCCTGAAAACACAAAAGCATTTTGGGTCATTACAGCACCACCTTCAGTATTCGGTATTAAATACAAATTCCTGAATTTAGTAGTATCTGTTCCTCTCATACAACTTAACCATTGTTTAGGATAATGAACTTGTTGTACATTATTTATATATCCATCTAAACTCAAAGGTGTCATTATAGGGAAAACAGTTTTAATATAACCCCATCTGAAAAACTCTTCTCTGATAAAATCAGCTGTTTCGAATACTTTTTGTTTTGCTAATTTTATTGAAAGAACGTTTTCTATTTGTTTTTGAGCAGACAATATTTTCTGCTTAATAGAATCTGGACTTATACTGCCCCCATCAGGATAGCAAAGAGGAATCCCTGTTAAGTACATGTCTATCAACTCTGAAGGACTGATTACCAGTCCTTCATTTTTTGAGTATGATATGTCTAATTTGAATTGAGGCATAGCAATTTGTTTTTTATGAGTTTTTTCTCAAGAACTGAATCATCATCTTTTCAGATTTCATAAACTTCTTGTATTTTTTCTCTTCAAAACTTTCAGAAGCAATTCCGATTAGTTCTTCAAGAGACAACTCGTCTAGTCCATCTCCATCTTCTTCATCCTCTTCTTCGTCTGAATCATCTGAGTCGTCAGAATCTTCGTTATCTGAATCATCTTCGTCAGAATCTCCATCTGTATTACCAGAATCCGTAACAGTAGTCCCATTACCTTCAACAAGTTTAAAACCACTTCCTGAATTTAGCAATAATGTAGCAGTTACATCATCGATGGTAAATTTACCGTCAGTATCAATTTCTATTGCTCCTGCGATAGGAACAATCATTGTTTTACCATGTTGTTTAGCATCTTCCACTAATAATACAACATCTTTGTTTTTTTGATTACTCATCTTTTCAAAAATTAAATTTTAACAAAAAAGGGTAGGCAGACTATCCCACCTACCCCTTTATAGTTTTACTTTACAATACTAATTAAGCACGTCCGATGTTAATGAAACGAACCATTTTCTTTGGAGCGTACAAGAACGGTGTTCCGTACAAAAGAATCATGAATCGGTACGCTGGACTCAACAAAGCTAAATCCATTTTCATAAGTGGAGCAAGTTGAGCGAATTCAATCACTTCATTATCCATTTGGAAAAGGATAGCTTGGTCCATATCAGGCATCATTCTGTTACGGTCACGAACCGCACCAGCAGCAGCACCGTCATATCCAGCAGTGAACTCAGTAGTAGATACTGTGAACACAGGGTAGAACATTGCAGCAGCGAATGATGCAGCACCTGCGTTTGAACGATAAACTACGTAAGATGTAGCTGGATTAGAACCACCACCGTCAGTAAATGCTAAGTCGATAGCCCCACCAGCAACAACAGCAGCAGCAGCAGCACCGATTTGAACTAAAGTAGATTCACCATAACGGTTAACAGAAGCAACAGCATAGTAATAAGTACCAGCGTCTGTAGCAGCCCATCTTGAAGACGCATCTAAAGCAATAGGAGTCAATGATACAGAGACAACTGGAGCTGGTGCGTTTGGTGATGTTGCAGCAGAAGTACTTTGACGATTAGGCTTCTTATTAAAGAAAATATCCCAATTTAATCCAATACGTCCGAATTGAGAATCAAACGATTGAACACGTTGACCCATGATACCATCAGAAGTCTGAGAAGTATTCGGTTGGATAAACTTGTTACCGTAGAAACCTTTAACGAAGTCACTCAATACTCTCGGTGGAGCGTACAATTGAGTACCTACACCAAAGTTTTGAATAATACCGTTCGCACCATCTTCAATTGACTCTTCTGTCAAAGCAGAACCTCTAAGGTCGACTACAACTTCAGAATTGAAATAAGCATCTAGGTTAATCCACGCATCATTACGTTGGTGTTGAGCAAGGAATCCGTTGAATTCTTGCGAGCATAAAGCCTCATCACCGAAATATAATGAACGATTCAATTGGCGTAAAATCCACATTGTACCATTCTTAATCTCTCGTTCCATGATGCTTCCGATGTGAGTGTTAACTAATGTCATCGGATGAGACACAGATTTAACAACCCCCATGAATTTCACTAACTGAGCACGTCTTACGTAAGTACTGTCCTCTTCATTCGGCAATTCACCTTCATTGTAGAAACCTCCACGAAGAGCACCGTAAGATGTCAACTGATTGTATTCTTCAACTGTATTGAATGCAGACTTCTTAGGTAAGTTCTTCCATAGAACGATGTCTGTTTCTTTGAAAGTCAAATGTTTCAGAGTTTTGTCCAAACTTTCAACTTTCAATGGAGCACCTCCAGCAGTCGTCAAATTGGCTGTTTCTCTGCCCGTAATTTGACCTGCCTCAAGTGCTTTTTGCAATTGGTTCAATTCTTCGCTAGAACTGCTTCCAATCAAATTCGGCTGGCCGTTATTGGCAGCAGCATTTGCGTAATCGGCTAAATTTAGTCCTTCCATTTTGTATTCTTTTTAAATTGTAAACTTTATTTTTATTTGTAATACAACTAACTAATATCTGTTAGTCGACAATACTGATTCTTTTTTCCAATTTCAGTCTGTGGATAACATTAATCGGTAATTGTTTAGTAGCTTCGAATGAAGTTGTAGCATCTCCAAATTCTTGGTCATATGCACCTTTCTCAAATGTAGACTCATCAATTATTTGTAAGATTCTGGCAGCATCTCTGGACTTACTAAGAATAGTTCCTCCATCGTTTTGTTTCCTCTCACCGTTTTCTCCGAAGTTGCGCTCAGTGAATCCTTTAGTTATAGATTTTCGACCTTGAGTGGCTCCTGCCAACTGTCCAATTGTTTCTTGAGCTTTGTTTAATAACTCACGTGTCTCAGCTAATTCAGATTTTGTTGCCTCTAATGCAGAACCTTGCTCTGCTATTTGACCCTTCAATAAATCAGTTTGTCCCATCTGAGCCTTGATAAGAGTTGCTAAGGCTCTTGATTCTTTAGATTGTTTTTCAACAGAATCATTAATTGCCTTAACTAAGGAATTTTCCTTTTTTCCCTTTTGTATTTTTGAAGGAGTCGAACCAGTTCCTGGTGATGCGTTTGAAGTGGACAAATCTTTTTCTACGTTGTCATCATCTTCATCTTCATCTTCATCTTCTGTCTCTTCATCTTCTGTCTCTTCTTCATCGTCATCGTCTTCATCTGAGTCCTCATTACCAAATTGTTGTTTGGTGACGTTTTCCGCAATTTCATCTGCTGACATTTCAGAAACATTTTTAGATTTCTTAGCCTTTTCGATAAATGGATTATCATTAAGGTCTAATCCAAGAACATCGATAGCCTTTTCAATATCGGCATCTGTTATTGTTTTACCTAGCATTTTCTCTTGTATTTGGGTGAATAAATCATTTAGCTTATCTGCTTTTTCAATACTAATACCTGGATAAGTTTCAAATATTTTGTCATATCTGGTATTAGAACTCATCTTCTTAATCTTAAACTTTCCGCTGTCTACAGATTCTTTTTTCAAAGCACCTCCACTTTCAGTGGTTAAGGATTTCTCCTCTTCATCATCTACTAAAACTTTCCCTTTAATTATATCAGCAAACGTTTGAGCGTTTTTAGGCATGTGAGTTATTGCTAATCCTGTTATAATTGCTTTCTTTACGATTTTAGGATTATCCTCATCACGCTCAACTACAGTTCCTTCAATAGAATATCCAAGACGTCTTGTCTTAGAATCTAATGCCATTACTTGAGCAACTTCGTAAACTTCTTGGGCTAATTTTGAATTTGGATATAAGTCTGCTTCAACATAAAAACCATCCTTACGTATTTCAGCTTTATGAGGCTCTCCAATGATAGCAGATGGACTATTCTTGGATTGGTGATGCCAATTTATCACTCCTGACTTTTTAAATTCTGAAATATCAAAACCAGTAGGGTCAAGAAACTCTCCATCTGAATCTTTATCCATGGTTGAGGCAATTCCTCCTAATCTCATTATTTCATTCCCTTCTTTGTCTTTCGCTTTTTGAATGACACCGACAGGACAGAAAAATTTAAAATTGTTATTCATGTAAGGTATTTTTATCTCAATAATATCTGTAAAGTTACAATTCTAAGACACCAATATCTAGTTTATTTAGAAATAACCAATTGTACATTATATCCAATTTATCTTCTTTATTCTTTGATTTGAATTGAGAAGTGCTAATATCTTTAGAAATTAAGTATTTGCTAAATGAATCAGTTAGAACTTGTATTTGTTCTGCCTTCATAATTGTAATCTTTATCGACTTAGGTAAATCATCAAAATACAATTCTTTCATTATCTCTTTCGAGAAAGATGAATAATCTAAATCACTAACTAACGGAAATTCAGCGTTTTTAAATGGTAACAAAGAACCTGCCTGTTCATCTGCTAAAGTTCTGGTTATCTTTCCAACTCTCAAATCTGCCAGCTTATTTCTTTGTTTTTGAGACTCAATACTCAAACCTTCTTCATTTACAAAATATTCCATAACTTATTTTTTACGAACTAAACATTTACTTCTGTTTATTATGACGGCAAAGTCAGTTTTACCTCCCCATCCATTTTTCTGAATAATAGCGTCATACCCCTTTATTGCAGCATAGAATCCTCTTGCCTCTCCTCCTGTTCTGCTAGCAATATCAGCCATAATTTTACTTACACCCGAACTACCATTGGCCTTAACCTTATTTAATTCATGTGTCATTTTGTCAAGCAAATCTTTATTTTGCTTAATTTCATCCTTGATATCAATCATCTCCTTACTAGACTTCTTTTCAGATGTTATTCTGTCTTTCACTGTCTCGTTTATCTTAGAATAATGATTATCAATTATATGTTGTTGTAAATATTTATAATGCAGATTGTAAGCAATGTGTTGAGAACTTTTCAATTTCATATCACTCCTCTGAGCTATTCCTTCATTTAGTATGAATTTTTCAGAAGTATGAGGTAATGATATCTCGTAAGTCTTATCATTTATTTTCTTGACATCACCTGCTAAATCCTTAACTAAATCTGTATAATAAGAAACAGCTTTCTTGAATCCATTCTTTTTTAAATCAGAAAATTTCTCATAACCATAATCTCCATCCTTCCCATTAACATTGTTGAGTTCATCAAATGCAGCCTCATTCCACCCCATTTTCTCTTTAGTTGTAGCTTCTATCTTTTCTTCAATTTCATCCTGTTTCTTTTCTAAATCATAAACAGCCTGTTTTGCATCGTCATACTTTCCTTTAAGTTCTTTGAATTCTGAACCAAAGAACTCTTCTGACATCATAGAATCTAGTTCATGAGCATAAATTACTTTAGCATCAGAAGGTATGCAAATGT